CGATCGAATGGGATGCAACCAAAGAACTTTATACAAAGAAATAGCCATGCTTCCGACTCCAAATGCTTGGGATGGCAGAAGAGGACCGGGGAAAGAACTGAATATGAAAAGCAAAAGCCAGAAAGACAGAACATTAGAGACGGTAATACAAAGGGGGCTGTTGCCGACTCCAAGGGCGGGATGCCCGGGAAGCCGGAAGACTGGAACAGGTGGCAAAGTATTAGCAGAGGAGATTGGCAAAACTCCTGGATTAAAGTTGCAACCAAATTTTGTAGAGTGGATGATGGGATTTCCAATAGAGTGGACAGACTTAGGGCACTCGGAAACGCAATTGTTCCGCAAATAGCTTATGAGATTATGAAAAACATAAAAAAAATTGAAGAAGAAAAGAAAAATGAAGGCTTTAGTCGTCCTTAGCTTATTATTTTTCATAGCCTGGACTTGGCTTTGTATAGCTAAAATGGAGGATGATATGAGGTTTAGAATCAAAAGAAATGGAAAGAGAGGTAAATATGTTAAAAGCAAAACTCGATAGAAGGCATAAAACAGAAAAGATTAAACCAGCCGTTATGCTAATACCAGAAAACTCCGATGACTTGTTTATAGATGTATCTCTCATGAATAACTGGCGAAAAGAACATCCGTTTAATGAAATGTGGTTATATGCTGGATTAGTCTTAGGTTTTGGCAGGAATGTTTTTGTTTTTGATAAACACTCTTGTGAGTTTTTTTGAAAGGAGGTGAAAATCATGGGATTAGAAGCAATCGTTGCTCTAGTCGTTGCTCTGACTCAGACAGTGAAGAGCTGGATTAAGAACTGGTTCAATATTCCCGATGAAAACTGGCGAGGCTGGTATTCAGTGCTATTGTCATTTTTCATTGCTCTTGGTGTTGCAATCTATGCAGCTCTCAAGACAGGTTATGGTCTGAATTTCAATGTGTTCTTAGTAGCAGTAGCAGCTTGGGCACTTGCTAACGGCGCTAAGAAAGTGCTGAACTCAGTCAGAAAGTCAGAGTAAGCAAACCTGGAAACAAGGGTCTGGGGTGGGCAAAAATGAAAGAAATAAAATGGCAAAAATAAAATTTTACGTAATAAGCTGCTCAGCAATGGGCGATATTGATATCAGAAAACTTTATGTTTGGGGGGAGTGGCGTCATAAAACCTGGCTACCGCTGACGGAACACGAGGCAAGAAAAAGAATAAAGCTATGCAAAAAAAAGCATAACTGCGAAACTTGCGATGCTGAGGTTCACAAAGTAATAATAGAGAGAAAGAAAAAAACATATAAGCATCTATGATAAAAGTCACTTGACAAATAGGCTATTGGCTTAGTAATTTATCTACAGGCCAATGGCATCTACCGAACCTACAACAATAGAGAATCTCAGAAAAAAAGCTATTAAATATCTTTGGCGCTGGCTGGGCGTTCCCTATTTATGGGGAGGCGATGATGTATTGGCTGGCTTAAACTGCTCGGGACTCATCCATGAAGTGCTGCAATCCGTCGGGCTTGAAGAACATAATTTTGATTCAACCGCACACGACTTATACTTGAAATTTATTGATTACAAGGTAGAAAAGCCCTATGCGGGCTGTCTTGTCTTCTGGTTCAGAGATGGTAGGGCTGTTCATGTAGAGATGCTTATTGATGACTCATTGGTTATCGGTGCGTCCGGTGGTAACTCATCTGTCAAAACACTGAGAGATGCCATCAGGCAAAACGCCTTTGTCAAAATGCGGCCACTAAAATATCGTGGTGAGAACTTCAAAATAATTGACCCGTTTCTAAGTTTACTCAAATGAAAGATACGATTAAGTTTCTTTTAGAGCTGCTCAAATTGAGCAAGAAGCTCATATCTCTGTATAGAAAAGAGAAAAATGCAAGAAAAAAGAAGAAAATCCGGAAAGCTGTTGCTAAGCGTGATATTGATGCTTTGCGTCATCTCATTCTTGGCAAATAGCTGTCATTACGAGCCGTCACTTTATCCTGTGAGGGACGTGCTGTATCCTAGTGAAGATGTGAAAATCATAGCAATAACAGAAGACGGCAACGTTATCATAAATGAAGCGTTCATCCTGTGGGTAGAAGATTTAAAACTTGAGATAATAAGGCTTAGAAGAGAGCTAGAAAAATGCAAAGAGGAGGATTAACATGCCGTATGAACCAACGACTTTCTATGGACTTATTGGTTTAGTCATTGTCAACTTGTCGGCAATCATCAATTCAGCTCTAAAAGAGAGAAAGAGGAACAGAAGCCAAAAGAAAAATGGTGCATCTCTAGAAGAGGTCAAAGTACTCACAAAAAACATTGATACAAAAGTCGATAACTTGAATATCAACATGGCTCAACTTAGTACTGAAGTCAAAGGCATCAAGAACAACTGCCGTCAAACGACAAGAAGGTTTGAGAAAGGCATCAACGAGAATCGCAGGGACATCCTTGAAGTTGTGAAGGCAGCAAAAAAGTCATAAGGGTAACTAAGAGATGCTAAAGCAACCAGAGTTTAAGAAGGTGGAGTTTGGACAAATTAGACCATGGGACAAAAACCCCAGGAATATCAAAAAAGAGAGGCTGGAGAGGCTTGCTAAAAGCATCAAAGAAAAAGGCTTATTTCAAACTCTTACATGCTGGAAGGAAGGCTCTTTCTATATTACAGGCGGCGGCAACATGCGATGGCAGGCGATGAAGCATATACTGAAGTGGCCGGATGATAGAGAAGTCTGGATAAGCCTCAACTTTCCTGAGAACGAGAGAGAGAAGATTGAGCTTTCTCTGCTCGACAATATGAGGTTCGGTCAATACATTGAGCAAGAGCTGGCTGAACTGACTTACCCTTATATTGGGGAGATTGAGCTTGAAGAGTTTGATATAGACTTGAAAGCGCCGGTTAACCTAAAAAGCATTATTGAAGACTTCGGGCCTGATTTAGATGGTGAAGAAAAAGACAGTAATGAGAACAATGAATACATAGTCTGTCCTAAGTGTGGATTCAAATGGAAAGAGGGAGAGTATTAAGTTATAAAACTAAGTCTCTATTCATAGAGCTTAACAATATAGATATATAGCTATATACTAAGTAAGAGGGTAATTATGACTAACAATAAGCTAAAGACAAACAAAAGTGGTAGACCATCGGTATTCAAAGAAGAGTACATAGAAGAAACTAGAAAGCTGGCTACTCTTGGTGTTAATGAAGAAGATATTGCATGGTATTTTGGCGTTCATCCGAACACCTTTGCTAATTGGAAGAAGAGGCACGAGAAATTATTGTTAGCGTTAAAAGAAGGGCAAGCCCACAAAAAGATTAGCCTCATGAAAGCAATGTATGAAAATGCAGTAAAGAAACATAACGCATCAGTCCAGATATTCTTGGCCAAAAACTGGCTTGGTATGACTGACCGCCAGGAGATGCTACATACTGGGGATGAGAAAAAGCCTGTCAGGCTGGTACTTGAAGACTACAAAAATAACAATAATAACAATGCAAACTCAAAGAGTTAGGTATAAAGAAGTCCACCTGCTTCCTCATCAAGCAGCAGCTTTGAGAAGCAAGAGCAGATTCATCGGTTTAATAGGTGGTACTGGCGGTGGAAAAAGCTTCACTATACCATGGTGGCTGTTTACTGAGATAGAGAAATATCCGAAAGATGAATACATTGTCGCAGCTCCCACCTATAAGATGCTCACTAGGGCAACCGTGCCTATAATCAGGGATGCATATAGAGATACAGACCTGGAAGGGGAATATAAACCGAGCTATAATGTTTATCTACTACCGACAGGTGGCAAGATATGGTTTGGTACTGCTGACAGGCCAGAGTCACTGGAGGCTGGGCAGTATAGAGCAGCATGTCTTGATGAAGCCGGCCAGATGAAGTACATGGCCTGGGTGGCTATCCAGGCAAGGCTCGGAATGAAAGAGGGTAGAGTATTACTCACAACAACACCATACGGCTTAAACTGGCTCTATCATGAATTTTATTTACACTGGAAGAAGGATGATCCGAATTATAATGTGATAAATTTTAGCTCAATAGACAATCCATATTATCCTGCAAGAGAGTTTGAGAGAGCAAAGAGAGACTTATCAGAGAGTCTGTTTGCTATGAGGTACAAAGGGCAGTTCAGAAAGATAGAAGGACTTGTTTATCCGGACTTCGACTCAAACAATATTGCTGAAGAAGAGTTTGAGATTCCTGAAGACTGGCTCAGGCTCGGTGGTACTGACTTTGGATTCAATAATCCCCATGCTAATGAGAAAGGGGCTCTTTCTCCGGATGATGTACTCTATATCTATGATGAACTCTACGTCTCCCACATGCTGTTGAAAGATATATCAAAGCACATGAAAGACATCACCTACTTTGGTGATCCGAGCGG